GACTTTTACTGTAGCAAAATCAGAAGATGTAACTTGTGTAACATTTAACAAGTCTGTAATTTGACCTGCTGAACATACAATAAATTTTTCTTCTTCAGGGTCAACATCGTTTGCATCAATAATTTCTTTAGCAGAAAGTAATTTTGCAAGAGTTAAACCTCCACTTGCGTGTGCTACTTTGTTTCCTGATGGTAATGCGATTGATGTTCCACCAGCTACTCCACCTAATGATGATCCTGTAGCTGCTGTAATAATAGCATCATCCATTGCTCTTCCCATAGCCCATGCACCTGCTTGTGCATATTCTGACTGTGGAGAAATGAGCATTCTTACTTTATCTTCGTTGTCAATTAAGTCTGCCCAATCATAATCGTCCATTGTTACTTTACGTCTGGAATGTGGTGTATCCATACGAGGAGTATCAGAGTGACGTGACGTTCTTAATTGTGCTGCAACTGAGCCGATTCTTTCGAAAAAATGTGATTTCCCTTGAACTGTTTCTGTTCTAACGGCATCTCTAAGTCTTGAACCTTTCTGTTGAGCCAAATGAAATACGTTGCTTTTATACTGTTCGACAAAAGCTGTTGTAATTTGTACTGACATAATTCAGTCCTCCTATTAAAAAATTTTTATAAATCGGTCTTTATCCAAAAAGGGAAACCTATGTTTTATAGCCACATACGGCTACCGATTCGTTATCCTAATAGGGCGAACTAGGTACGCAAATTATATCATAAAAAATTAACTATTGCCAAATGCTTTTTCATGTAATTGACGCATTTTTTCAACAGCTTCTAAATGTTCTCTATGCCCAGCATGAAAATACGGATGGTTTGGGTCACTCATAACTTGTTGTATTTCTTGTTTTGCATCTATAGGTGATACTGCCAACCTATTATTTTGTGTGTTTTTAGCCATATCTTCTGTAACTTCTGCACCTAATTTAGCAAACATTCTAATTAATGCTGGATGATTACCTGCTTCTGTATTCATAAGATCAAGAACATCATTGTCGCCATATACTTGCAAAGCTCTTTGTGCTGCTCGTACATTTTTATCGTAATCAAAACCCCATTCTTGTTTAAGAGTTTGTTCTACTTCTTCACGTTGCACATTTAATTGCGAACCTCTATTTTCTACTTCATGGTTTATTTCAGCAATTTGAAAATCCATAAGAGCTTTTACTTGTTCGTTATTTAAACCAATCTTATGAGCTACATTTCTAAACTCATTCATTGATTCTTCCCTAAAATATTCTTGATAATCTTGAGGTACATCTACTTCATAGTTTTTAGGTTCATCTGGTCGACCTAACTTACTATACAATTCTGCTTTCTCCTCATCATTTTTAGGCATAGGTATTCTATTACCTATCATTTTTTGTTGATGCACAGCAGTTTTTGCAAGTGATTCAACATCGTTAATATTTTGTAGAGTAGGGTCATTTCTCAATTCTTCGGGTAAAGCATCCCTCCAGTTTTGATTATCACCTACTGTACTAGACCCTAAAACAGAACCTGAACTTTGGTCAGTTGTTTCTGGGTTATCTTGTGACTCGGTGGTCATTTGTTCGTCAGACATTATTTGTTCCTCCTTTTATAAGATTTAGTATTCTGACTACTACTGCTCTACTCCCCTCATTAAAAGCAGTTTCATAAGGATCTTTACTAAAAGAACTCCTATGATAATAAGCTGATTCTAAATCAGCTAAAACTCTTTCGCCCTCTTTTGTACTAAAAGTGGTTTTATAATCTCCTTCTAATTGTTTTAATTGTTTATCTACATCCATTACTCTTCAGCTTCCATTTCTGCTTCCATTTCTGCTAATTGATTCATAGCTTCGTCCATAGTGCCTTGATTTTGAGGTTCATTTAATTGTGTTACTGTTTTAGCTTGTGCTGCGTCTACTTCAGCTTGTTGTTGTGCCATCATCATTTGTTGTTGCATTTCTTGTTGTTGTGCACGTTGCCTTCTCATTTGTTCTACTTCTGCTGGTCCACGCAATACAGTTTTTGGAACACCTAATAATTCTGCTCTTAATCTTATTGCAGTATCATTATCAAATAAATCTAAAATATTAGGATCAGCTTGTGCTAATTGCATACCTAATTGATAAAGTCTTTCAACTGCAACTGCTTCTTCCATTCGTTGTGAACGAGCTAATGGTCCTATAAATTCTACTTGCAAAGATTGTCCTTCTGCTATTTCTGGAACAGGTGCAAGAGCATTTGCTCTAAACATAATATTAAAAACTCTTTCAATAAGTGGGTTTAAAAATTCTGATTGAAATCTACCAAGTGTTGGTCCAAGTAATCTTTGCATAAGTTCGTATCTAACTTGTACTTCTGTAGCAGTCATTTGTGGACCTTCTTGTAACTGTAACTGGTCAGAATAATATGCTTGACGTATTGCTGTTCTTAATTGGTTTTCTTTCATGTCTGTTATTTGCCAGTTACTACCAATTTGTAAAGGTTTAATTGCTGAATCATTTCTTACAACAGTAATACCACCAGGTGTCATTCTAACTCTACCTATAACACCATCATCTTGTACTAATAATGGTGGGTCAATAGCTTTTGCCCATGCTTTAAGTCCTATTTCTACTGCTTTGTTTAATGTTTTAATATCTGGTAACGCATTATAAGATGGTGAACGTCCAAATATTTCGCCTGTTGCTTTAGTCCATCTAGGTACAAGATAAGGGAACTCGTTGTACCCTCCACCTCTAACAATCATTTTATCTTCTTCACATACATGACATGAATGAAATGGTAATTTAGTAGTTGCTTTTCCTAATGCTCTTTCGTAATCTTCTAATGGTTCTACTGCATGAATAAAATTAAACATTTTATCTGGTTTTTCTTTTGCAGCTTTTAACACTTTTTCACCAAGATTATCTTCGCCAAATTCTTGTACTGCTTGTCGTGCAGATAGTTTATACCTTCTATAAAGAGTATCTACATAACCTTGTACATTTTCTTGTATATAATATTCTGCAATATGCATTGTGTTAAAATGTATTTTTGACTCAACAAAACCTTTGTTACCTTCTTCTACAAATAATGCTCCAGTACCAATAGTAACAAGATCAAGATACATTTCGTGTACTTCTGAATTAAAATTTGTTTCATTAAATACTTCATACATACGTTTAGAACAATCTTCTAACCAAAGTTGCACACCTCTATCTTGATTTAATTGTTCTTCTTTTAATTTTATATTAAACCATTGTAAAGATGGTGATGTTAATGTGCCTTGTAAACTAGCTGCAAGTAAATTACTAGCAGTAATAGCTGTTGAATCAAATAATATTTCAGCTCTTTTTTCCCCTTTAGTTCTTTTAAAAGTAATATCAGCTTTTCTTGGCATTACATAGTCAAGTATTTCTTGCCAATGATCTTCCCAAGTACCTCTACTCCCTTCCATTTGGTTTATTCGTTTTTTTATATAATTAAATTTTTCTTCCATTAATATGTGTTCCTCGAACTACCACCAAGTATAGTTTTGCCAACTGATGCTTCTTCAGTTACACCTTCGCCACCTGTAAGTATAGTTCCAGCTCTGCCCATTCTGCCAATTTGCAAAGATTTTTGCCTTTGTTCTTCAAGTTTTCTTTCAGATTCTAATTCTTTATCTCGTAAAGTTGTATCTACTGGTGGTGGTTTTGGTATTTTTGGTTTCATACCCATTTGCAATTCTCCTTTAACATTCCGTAAACTGCTGCGTCTACATATGTATCATCTATTTGCATTGCATTTTTCATAAGACCTTCTTGTTCAAAACCAACACCTTCAATTAATTTTTTAATTCTTTCGTTACTATTGTTACAAGTTGCAGTAGCTCTACCACAACCTGCTTGATTAAAAATATAATCAAACATTAATTTTATAACTTTTCTTTGACAAGCTCTTGGAGTATCAAGTGCTACGTGAACAAATATATTGTTGCCATCATAATCTGAAAACAAAATAACTCCTAATATTTTATCATCTTCTATAATTCCTATATAAGAAAATTTTTCATTATCAGAATATAAATGTGCTTTAGGTTTTATCCATTCGTAACATCTGTCTTTCCATTTTTCAGTAGCAACTACTTCTATCATTATCCACCACCAAGCAAAGTTTTACCAGTTCGTGCTTGTTCTTCTACTCCAGTTGTGCCAGTCATAATAGTTTGTCCACTAGTACCATAACCAGAACCAAGTGCTGCTTTTCGTTGTTGTGTTGTTCTTGCTGTTGTAGCTGTTGTTGGTTGTACTGGTTCAGGTTGCTCACGTTTTTTCTTTTTCTTTCCAGTTACAGCTCTAGTAACTCCTTTAAAAACACTACGAACTGCTCTAAAAACTCCACCCATTATGCTCTCCTTTTTTTAGCAGTTTTAGCAGAATCTCTAAAATTTTTAGCAGTTGGTGCACCTTTAGATCCTACTTTTCTCATTTTCTCGCCACTTCCTGCTGCAATTCTTTTACGTTTTTTATGTATGTTTGCGTATAATCCAGGTTTTTTCTTCATTTCTTTTTCTTCGCTTTCATAATTTTATTTTTAAGTGTAGCTGGTAATTTTTTTTGACCTGCTGTAAGTCCACCTTTTTTTGGTGGTCTACCTTTTTTACTCCCGTATGTTCCTTTACCCATTGGCATAATGTAGTCCTCCTATGACTTCTTATTATTTGCAGCAAATTTAATC